GAACTGGCGTAAACACCAGTACCAGTTTAGAATCGCCTGCTGAACAAGTACCACTTGATCCTAAAACACAAGAAGCAGTTACCAAAGCAGAATCAACAGAAATTAATACTGTAACCGAATCAGACTACGAAACACAAGCCCAGGCAACTACAAACGTTGGCAAGATACCACCTGAAAAAGTTACAAGTATGGTAGCTCAATCAAGCAAACTTGTGCCACAAGCATTTAATGAAATATCAAATGATTTTGGTGTTGGAAAGTTTGGATTTAGTGCAACAGAATTAGAAAAAGGCGGTTTGCTTAAACCTGGCACTGCTGAATTCTTTCTCAAAGATGCCACTGCTGATCTAAACACTGTCTTAAGCAGTGCAAGTGTGTGGACTGGTTCTCAAGGAATCAATGGAGTAAGTGATTTCCTAAACAACGAAGCACTGCAAGATATTACTAAAACTGATTTATTCAACAAGGGCTTAGGTGAACTGCAAAATGCAGGAATAGTAACTGGACTTGAAGACGAAGCATCGCTTGGTGGACTTATTAGCGGAGCAAGTAAATTTGGTGTAGATGCAGTGAAAAAATGGCAGGACGGAGCCTCAACACTTGGCGAAACATTTGCTGGAGCAAACAGTTCTCCTATAACCAGTAACCAAATGAGTGAATTGGTTAGAGGCGGACAGTATTCTATACAACTAGCACAACAAAAGCTCAGCAACGAGATACAAGGATTTTCTACTGGTAGTGGAGGAGTGGTTGGCACAACTGTTCGTACATCAATTGATACTGCATTAGAGACCGTTGTTGCAAGCAAAAAAGTCAATGGTGTAATAAGCACCTAATTTAGGACACTAAATACAGTATGGCAACGTTCACCGGATATAGTACAATTAATCAGTACAAAAACTATACAGTCACAGACTTTGACTTGATCAAGCGTGATCTATTGAATGCATTGACTATACGTCAAGGTGAAATGCCAGGGCGTCCTAATGTGGGTACAACAATGTTCACACTTATTTTTGAACCACAAGGGGAACCAACAAACAAAGCAATCATTAAAGAAATACAACGTGTGGTTGCACAAGACCCAAGAATACAAGTGGCAGATGTAAATGTTTATCCACAAGAAAACGGAATCCTAATTGAACTTGAAGTTGACACAGTAAGTGGGCAACAAGGCGAACTTCTAAACATATTCTTTAATAATGAAACAATGCGAGCCGCTTACTCAGACGTGTAGTATAAACTACCCAGTTTATTTTGTTCATAAATACAAGGTAAGGATAGATACACATGGCTAAAACTACAAGACAAACCAGCATATTTGGTGTTGAAGATTGGAAAAGAATCTACCAAACATATCGTGAAGCAGACTTTCAGAGTTATGACTTTGAAACACTTCGCAAGAGCTTTATAGACTACATTCGTTTATACTATCCTGAAAGTTTTAACGACTATATTGAATCAAGTGAGTTTATTGCTCTGCTAGATGTTATGGCGTTTATGGGACAAGCAGGTAGTTTCCGTAACGATTTAAACACTAGAGAAAACTTCATTGATACTGCTGAAAGACGAGACAGTGTAGTACGTCTTGCTGAACTAGTAAGTTATACTCCAAAACGAAATACGGCGGCACAAGGTTTTATCAAAGTACAAAGTATAAGCACTACAGAAGGTGTAATTGACTTTACTGGTGTAAACCTTTCAAATATCACAGTTAACTGGAACGATACAACAAATGCAAATTGGCTAGAACAGTTTACAGTGATTGTTAATGCGGCATTAAACGGAAGCCAAAGATTTGGGCGTCCGGGTAATAGCCAAACATTACTCGGTGTGCAAACAGATGAATACACATTAAATTTAATACAGGGATTTTTACCAGTTATACCATTTAGTCAAATTGTAAATGGAACTAACATGACATTTGAAGCAGTGAGTGCAACGAGTTTAGATGAAACATATTTGTATGAACCAGCACCAGCACCAAACGGCGCTCTGAATATACTATATAGGAACGATAAACAAGGTTATGCTAGTGCAAACACTGGTTACTTTTTTTACTTCAAACAAGGTAGTTTACAAGATCAACAGTTTAATCTTGGTGAAAGAATAAGCAACAGAGTTGTTAATGTCAACATTGAAGGAATCAACAACGAAGATACATGGCTATACCAACTGAATGCACAGAACATAATTCAAAGCGAGTGGAAAAAAGTTGAAAATATCTATGCAGGTTCCACCGAAGAGCTAACTCCAGAACAACGTAGGTATTTTACTATTACTTCAAGAACAAATGATCAAATCAATTTGAACTTTGGTGACGGAGTGTTTAGCAGTATTCCAGTTGGCACTTTTAGAACTTATGTGCGTTCATCTAATGGTTTGAACTATATCATCAACCCAGACGAAATGCAAAATGTTACTCTTAGTATTGGTTATGTTTCAAAAACTGGAAGAAACGAAACACTCACTCTTACCTGTGCATTGACACAACCTGTTAGCAATGCTGCCAGTAGAGAAAATATTAACGATATCAAGCAAAGAGCACCAGCAAGATATTACACGCAAAACAGAATGGTTAATGGCGAAGACTACAACAATTTTCCATATACACTATATTCAACTATAATCAAGTCTAAGGCAGTTAATCGCAGCTCAATTGGTACTAGTAGATACTTGGATTTAGTTGACATCACTGGAAAATATTCAAGTACCAACGTGTTTGCATCTGATGGAATGGTATACGAAAATACAGAAGTACCTAGTTTTACATTTACATTTATTGATCAAAATGACATCACAGATGTTATTATAAACCAAGTAGAGCCTGTGCTTTCCAGTAGAGGAATGCAGGAGTTTTACTATGAAAACTTCCTTCGTCCAAGTCTAACAACACTGAATTTAGAATGGTCGCAAAGTACAACATCAAACAACGAAACTACAGGGTTTTTTAAATTTGTTGCAAGTGGTGCACCAGCACCGGTTGGTCCGCAAGCGTCTGATAACAAAAAATATATTGCACAAGGTGGGTTAATTAAGTTTGTTCCACCAGCTGGTTATGTCTTTAATAATCTTAATAGACTCAAGGTAGGATCTGCAACACTTCCTGGTGATAAAACTGAACTATGGGCAACTGTTACTGCACTAGAACTTGATGGCACAAACTTTGGCGTTGGAAACAATGCTGATGGAACAGGACCAGTGACATTAAACAATTTTATCCCATCACTTGCAGTGCCAACACAAGTAATTGTAAACTTTGTTACAGATTTACCAACTGCCATTGAAACTGTCATGAGAAACAATATTGAACTTTACAGAAACTTTGGACTTGGATATGATAACCTAAACCAAGTTTGGTATGTGATTACTTCAACCAACTTAGATAGCAGTGTTACTTTTAGTTTAGGAAATGCACAGAACACAAGCGGAACAGGCTTGGATAACTCGTGGTTAGTTGACTTTCAAACAGATGGTGTAACCTATACTGTCAGTTCAAGAAGTTTAGACAGGTATTGGGCAAGTGTACTAGAGACTCGTTTCTTTTATGATGGAACACAGAAAGTTTATGATCCAAAAACTGGAAAAGTAATAAACGATTTTATCAATGTTTTAAAAACAAACAATGCCCCAGATACAAGCACACCTTTAAACAGTGATGAGATACTAGATATTATTGGGCAACCGGTTGAATCTGATGGTTTCATTGACGATTTTAGAGTAAGGATTTCATACAAAGATTCAGACAACGACGGGGTTCCGGATAATCCAGATTATTTTGAAACATTGGTTGCACCGGACACAAATCCAAATAGCAAAAGAATCTATCTACAACAAACAATTGATTTTGATAACCTAGAAAGATATATTCCTCTAGCAAGCGGCATAGTAAACGGCACACTTGCAACCAAAGATGCTATTGAATTAGTTAAAAGTGAATATAATGATGCACAGGTGTTTTATGCATACACAGATAAAAAGTTTTACAAACTAACAGTTGCATATGATGGTGTAAGAACTATTTCTGAAGTAAGTGGTTATCAGACATTTGTTGGTAGACAAGACTTGAACTTTCAGTATAGGCACAATGCTCCATTAAGCAGACGTATTGATCCAGGTACAACCAACATAATTGATATATTTTTGCTTACCCAAGCATATTATAATTCATATCAAAATTACATTAGAGATACAACTGGAACAGTGAAAGAACCAGCTCAACCAACAATTGAAGAACTTACTACTGCGTATAGCACACTTGATCAATACAAGATGATCAGTGATAATATTATACTAAACAGTTTGACGTTTAAACCTTTATTTGGTACAAAAGCAGCGACT